GCGCATTCAACGAGGTCTGTGCCGGACACATCCTGGAACTCCCGGCAGACTATAACTACACCACCTACTCCCATATCACCGGCGACGCTCAGCGTCAGCGGATCCTGCACTACGCCGGTCAACGGTTCTGGCGGCACTACTCGATGGTCAAACAATACTCCGACCTCGACTGGGATACCGTAATGGAAAGGCAGGCGAAACTCCATGGCTGAACGTACCGCTGTCTACGCTGCAACACGCAACCTTTACCATGACATGGTCGTCTGTGCCAAGTCACTCCTGTACCATAACGGTGCCGACCGGGTCATCTTCCTCGTCGAGGACGACACGTTCCCGGAAGAACTGCCGTTTTGCATCTCTACCATGAACGTCAGCAATCAGACCTACTTCCCTTCAACCGGACCGAACTTCTCTTCAAAATGGACTTACATGGTGCTGATGCGGACTGCCCTGTGCTACCTTCTCCCTGACCACGACCGGGTTCTCTCTCTCGACTGCGACACGCTCGTCAACAAACCCATTGACCTGCTGTGGAACGTCGATATCACCGGCTATTACTACGCCATGGTCGAGGAAAAACAAATCAATAACCGCACACATCCCTACTTCAATTTCGGCGTCACCATCCATAACCTGGCACAACTGCGCGACGGGACAGCAGATACCATCATCCGCACGATCAATTCCGTTTACCTCCCATACTGCGAGCAGGACGCCGTGAACGCCGTATGCAAGCGCAGAATCCTGGAACTGCCACAGGAATACAATGCCACGTTCTTTAACCTACCCCGCATCCCCGACGGCGAGGAAACCATCAAACACTACGCCGCTTGGCATCCGTTCAATACCAAACCCGGCTATGTGACCTACGATGCACTCACCTGGGATCAGGTGATCCACATGAAAGAGGTGAACACTCATGCGTAAAGTCGTCGTCTACATGGGCGACCGTCGGATCTACGACCAGCTTGTCACCGCCGCCAAATCACTCCTCAATCACACCATGGTTGACCACGTCTTCTTCCTTATCGACACACCCACCTTTCCTGAACCACTCCCGGACATCATCACAACCATTAACGTCCATAACCAAAAGATCTTCCCAGTCCCAGGTCCGAACTACCACCCGCACTACGGCTACATGACATGGATGCGGGCGGCACTCTCAAAAGTCCTTCCATCCGAGGACGTGGTTCTCCTTCTCGACCCCGATACCATTGTCGTGGACGACATCACGCCCATCTGGTCATACGACCTCTCCGATTACTACCTTGCTGCCGTCAAGGAAACACGCTTCTATTCCAACCGCTCCATCCACGACAAAGACCCTTACTTCAACGCAGGCGTTATGCTCCTTAACCTCGCCAAGATGCGAGCCGATAAGATAGACGATACCATCATTAACTCCATCAACGCCAAGCACTACCAACACCTGGAACAGGACGTTATCAATCTCGTCTGCGACAAGCACATCCTCTCCATCCCGTCCGACTACAACACTTCCTTTGTCACCGATATCACTCCGCACCCTCGCATCCGTCACTTCCTCTCCCTAGCCAAGGACGAGTACCCAGCCTGGGCGAGGAAGTACGAATCCATTACTTGGGACGACATCCTTCAGAAAGGAGAACCGAATCATGCCGAATAAAAAAACTGGAACGGATCTTACCGAAGAACAAGTCACCGATGTTGTGAAAAAGAAACGAAAACGCCCCGACCGTACCGAAGCATTGACGCCTACCTATGAACCGGGTGTCATGTCAGAAATGATTACCAACGCCATGAATCTCGCAAACATGGGCGACGTAGACATGTACGATCCTGACCAGGTCGAGCGGCGGGTGATGGATTGCTTGACTTATATGATCGAACATGACATGAAACCGACCGTGGAGTCGATGGCTTTGGCGTTTAATACAAACAGGACGCAATTGTGGCGGTGGAAGGAAGGGGTCGAGTCACATCTACCTGAGCGATCCCGTAACGCCATTAAAAAAGGCTATAGCATAATGAACCAGCTATTGACTCAAACTATGGCTGACGGAAAAATTAATCCAGTCGCGGCAATCTTCTTGCTCAAGAACAACCACGCGTACAAAGACCAGACGGACGTCGTTGTCACTCCGAACAATCCGCTACAGGATATGAACGCAGAGGACGCACGGCAACGGCTGATAGAATCCATCCCGTCCGATGAGGAATAGCAAAAGCAATGCAGGCGTGACGAGGAACTAGAATTAATAATAAATGTACATTATGTACGTTATACTCAATTATCTATCTCCCCAACGTGACGCATTGCTTTTGCTATCCGGGAAATGAAGGACAGGAAAAGCGTACAAAAAAAGCAGGGTGGCTAGCCCTGCTTCTTTTCTTTTATCCATCGGTTCAGTGTCGAGAGCGAGATACCAAACTTCTTGGCGATCTCTTGGCATGACATGATGTTTGCTTCGTACATGGCGTATGCCTGTTGCCTGTCCTTATCCGTTCCGGAACGGGGACGTCCGCCGTGACGACCTCTTGCCCGGGCTGCCTTCAATCCGTCGATGGTACGCTCGGCGATGAGATCCCGTTCGAACTGCGACAGGGCGGAGAGCATGGTCAGCATTAGTTTTCCGGTCGCCGTGGTTGTGTCGAGGTTTTCTTTAAGGCTGACGAGGTGAACGTCCATGGTGGTCAGCCGTTCGACAAGGTCGAGCAAATCCTTGGTTGAGCGGGAAAGCCTTGAGAACGAGTCGATAACGAGAACGTCACCTGGGCGGAGGGTGAGGAGCATGGTCTTCAGTTCCGGACGGTCGGACTTTGTTCCGGTCATCTTCTCGTTGAAGATCCGTTCGCATCCGGCCGACCGGAGATTGTCCAGCTGGCGGTCAAGGTTTTGATCCTGAGTAGAAACGCGAGCATAACCAATTTTCACAAGGCATCAGCCTCCTCTCATTGCCTATATTATACCATAAACGGACGTATTTGAGTAGTAGATTTTGACACGGCAATGGAATAAAAAAGTGTGAAGAATGCGGGTACGATATGACGAACTGATATTGTGTGTCAAAAACGAGCGTTATTGAAATAAAGAAATGCATAAAAAAAGACCCGTCCCCCGGCTATGGGGACGGGCGAAAGAAAGGAGTCCCGACGTGGCTGGCGTCGGCTGCGAGCGGTCAGCTTGGGTTTGACCGCCCGAGTGCCGAGGTCAGGCGAGCCAAATGGGGCGGGAGATGAACAGGGAGTAGTAACTCCTGCCCATGGAGGAGTCCCGGACATACTCCATGCCGTCCTCGTCATGGCGGACGAGCATCCGCCAGGTGCAGACACCGTTGGTGACGGTGATGGTCTTCTCCGTCCGGCGGAGGACCGTGAACGGGTCGTAACTCCCGTCCGCCCAGCTGTAGGTCTTGCCCACTTCGAACTTATCCATTACCACATCTCCTTTCCTGTCAGAGTCCACCCGTCGCTCATCTTGCCGAGGGCAATCTTTGCACCACGGTAGGTGCGGTACGGACGCCACTTGATGACGATGTCCCCGTGGCCGTCCCGGACGGTGAGGTTCACGACGGGATCGTTGGGGCGTCTGTAGATGGATGCCGTGCATCCGTAAAAGTCCCGGTAGAATTCCTTGTAGGGACGCTTGTTGCCGTATGCATCACGGTAGTTTTCATCGAACTGGTGGGGCATGGTCATCTCTCCTTTCAGTAGGTGAAGTAGTAGTCGCAGTTGTCCTTTGCACCTGGAGTAGATCCGGACCACTCGATGATGCAGATGTTCGGGTGCTTGCTATGCCACTCGGCATAGTCTGTCACGGTCCGGTCGAACCGCTTGACCAGCCAGTTGAATAGGTCGTATTCATCATCCCGCCGGAGTCCACGTTCGTGGTCACCCTCGACGTGGACGTGCAGTGTACAGGATGCGTTCGGGATACGCTTGGCTACGACCGTGCCGTAGCCAGCCCAGTGCTTCAGTTTCATGCTCATCTCTCCTCTCACATATCGAATCCGACTTCGAACAGGCCGTGAATGGTCTGCCACATCTGGCACTCGTTCGGGTCAGCCATGAAGCCTTTCCATGCTTCGTTGATGTAGTACTTGAGTTGCTCCCTGCCGAGCAGCTTGACGGCCTGGGCTTTGGTGATCTGTTTGTAGTTCAGCCGGAAGTAGATTTTCATGCCAGCACCTCCTTGCTTGTGCAACGGAAGACGTCTTCGACGTCGTCCTCGGTCATGCAGTCATTGACGAGATACTCCAAACACTCCCGGCCGTCCGGCGACAGGATGAACTCGGCGAACTCCCGGGCGTCGTAGATCCCTTCCCTGAACGGGTTGTCCACGCTCACAAGGGCGTTGTGCTGGGCATCATAGTAGAAGTACTCGGAGTTAATACCGAACTCGGAACTGTTCTGTGCAATCTGAATGAGCATGATGGCATCCACCGGATGTCCACAGTCGAACGGCAGGCTCTTCAGATGGTAGGTGTTGTACAGGAAGTCGGTCGGGATGACTTCCGGAACACCTTCCGGACGCCCGTAGTAGTTGTCGTACAGGCAGGTCTGGTCGGTGTCGGCAATGTACTGGGCAAGACGGTTTACCCATGCTTCATGCTTGCGGGAGCGTACGATGCAGTTGTACGCTTCCATGACCAGGGCGGGCGTTACTTCCGCCGGAAGCCGTTCGTCATTTTCCAGGTCGGCGGAAACTTCATCGGCACGAAGCTGACACAGAAGGTCAGCCGCGCCGTAAATGTCGATGGGCGTGGCGTCGAGGTAGTCTTCGGGACAATCAGTCCACGGGTCAATCATGGCGTCAACAATGCGCTCAATCAGTTCAGCCTTCTTCATAGCGGGATACCTTCCTTTCTTTTCCTTATGTCAACATTATATCATAAGTTGACGTAATTTGCAACAAGAGAATCAGACGGCGATGCAGGCGGAGGATGTCCACCATTCGATGAGGGAGTCGGTCACTTCATCCGGATACCGATAGATGGGAATCTTCTGAAGGTCAGCCCCGTCCCGGATGAAGCCATAGCCTTTGCCTTCGGTCGCCGGGTTGGGGAGCAGTTCGCATCCGGTAGCGGAGATGAGGAAGCGGGATTGTTGGGCGTTGCACGTCCGGAGTCCAAGCACGGTCGGGAAGTTGCACTTGAGGACGGTCGGGATGGTGACGGCCAGTACGTTCTGCGTACAGGCGATGACGTGGACACGGGCAGCCCGTCCGATTTGTGCGAGCCGTTGCAGGAGCGGGAGCGTTTCCTTCTTAATGGACACCATCAGATCCGCCAGTTCGTCGATGACCACATAGAGATGCGGGCCGTCGTACTCCCGGACACCGTTCCTCTGCATGACGGAGAATCGACGTTCCGTTTCTTCCACCGCCCATTGCAGGGAGCGGACAATGTCCGGATGCTCGGATGCGTAGCGGGCGGTGTGGGGGAGCGTAGCGTACTGAATCAGTTCAACCTTCTTCGGGTCGATGAGGACGAACTGACACCGGAACGGGGACTCGGTAATCAGCAGGGACGTAATGATCCCGTTGAGGGCGACCGACTTACCGCTCCCGGTCGCCCCTGCGATGAGCAGATGCGGGCGTTCAGCGAGGTGTATGAACGGCGGATACACCTGACCACCTGGTGTCTTGTAGGATTTCGGCAGGGCATGGAGCATGGCTACAGTTCTCCTTTCAGATTATGCCTACATTATACCATGAGTTGACGTAACTTGCAATACTATAAATCCATAACGAGGTCGGCGTAGTGTTCGTGAACGAAGTCGATATAGGAGTCGGCGACAAGGTCGAGGTGCATCTCAAAGGCTTCCCAATCAAAGCCGTCGAGGGTGTAGTACTCGTCGATGTCCTCGTCGTAGTTGGTCATGAACCAATCTTCCGGACGGTTTCCGGTCAAGGCTTCGATACGGTCGAGTTCACGGCGGGCAAGGGCGAGTGTGGACGTCCCTCGGCGGAGGGATATGATGGACTTGCTCATGCTTCTACACTCCCTTCATATTCTGCCCACACCCGGCCGTGACGACGGCATGACGGGGGAAGCCGGAACGGCTCAAGCTGGCGTACATCGGTTAGATGGTAGAGCCATTTGACCTTGGTATCGGGTTTCCAATCGTACTGACTGCCGACCGGGATGCACGTATCCGAGCGGAGTCTGTCCCACTCCTCACGGGAGCGGACGGATACGACCTGGTCGATGACGGCGGAACACCGGACGAGCGGAGAGCCGTGTCCGGTTTCCGCTATCAGAATCCGCTCACCCAACGCCCAAGACAGGAGCGTCTTGAGCGTGTTGCGGGTGCGGGTTTCGAACGTCTTCCGGCGGGCCATGATGTGGTCAACGAAGGGGAAGGAGCGGTTAATTAACAGGACGGGGATCATTTTATCACTCCTCTCAATCGTCGATGCGGATGCCGTAGTCCTCTGCCGTGTCGAGGACGGCTTCCTGTATGTCGTCATCAGAAGGGTAGTTTCCGTATTCAATCTCTTCCTCAAAGGAATGGAAGACTTCCTCATAGAACTCTTCCGGAGTCATGTCGAGCGAGCCGATGGCGATGACATCGCCGTCGTAGTCCTCGGAAGTGTAGCGGATTCTGTCCCGCACGTCTTGCTTGGCGAGCTGCTCCTGTAAGATGCCCGCCAAGGCGGACGACATGGAGAGGATGTCACCGGATTCGGTGACGAGGGTGACGGAGCGGTCGGTGTTGACGGTCAGAGATTTGATAGCCATATCAGTTTCCTCCTTTTGTGATAATCATTCCATTCTGAATAGTGGCGTGGTGGAAGAAGCGGAGATAGTCGGAGAGGGGAGCGTTCCGCTGATACTGGTCTTTCCCCGTCTGACGACCGACGCAGGAACGGTCACCCTCATAGACGGTAACGTATCCCGTCCCGCCCGTAGCGGACGTAATTTCTTCGATGTAGTGGGCAATGCGGGATATCTCACCCTCGGAGTCGATGACGTTCATCACATTGGAGCAGATAACGTCAACGGGATAGTGAACGTGCATTGCATTGGCAACGTAGGTCACGGTCACGGCGTTCTCGTGCTTCGGCTGATTGAACGGATCAAAGGGAAGATAGACCTTGTGCAGGGAACGGACATATTCGTCGATGTGGGCGATGTACTTCCCGCATCCGTAGTCCATGACGAGTGGAGCGGTCAGATTCGCCTTGCGGTAGACGGCGGGCAGGCGGGAGCGGTTTACGCTCGTCCTGGCGGAAGTAAAGTTCTGCATGGTGTTTTCCTCTCTTTCTTCGTGCCGTAATGGCATCGACGACGACGGGCGAGCGGATCTGAAGGGGTTTCGCCCGTCGGGTGTCGGTGTCACTTGCGGGAGTACTTGCCGAGCGTGTCCATGTATTCCAACAGGGCGAGGATTTCTTCCTCATACTCGTCATAGGAGTACTTCCGAGCGAGCATTAACTTATGGTTTAACTCCCGCTTGACGTACTTCAACTTTACGGAAACCGGAGTCAGTACGCCATTATTTGAAGTCATGCAGGCGTTGATGTAATCACTGAATGATGCATAGTCGTCTGTGTATAATTCCTCATAGTCAATCATGATGTCGTCGATGCATTCGATGCAGTCTGTTTCATTGTTGTGATAATACCTTTCCATTGTTTTCCCTCTCTTTCTTTTTGTCGTTGCGGGCGGGACGTTTCCGCCCCGCCCTGGTGGTCATTACTTGACGATGTTTTTACGGTATACTTCCATGTCCGCTTTGCTAGCGGAATGAATCTTGACGACGGTGACTTCCCCTGTTCCCTTGTTACAAGTCCCACATTTTGCACAGTTGACACAGTCGCACACGTTGTTGTGTTTGACGTTGTCAACGTGTTCAGTGCAGTAGTACGTATTGACTTTCGGGAATGCTTTCCGCATTGCGTGATAGGCTTTCCATTGTTCCGGGCTTGTCGTATCATCCACGGAAAGATTGATTGCAATTTGTCCGGACTCAAGCATCCGATTAATCAATGACTTTTCGGTGTTGTTCAACTTGAGGAAAAACGGGAAAGATTTCGTATAGAATACACATCTTGTATTCATATCCCCTTCAATCCCCGCCCAAATTGCCAACCATTTCCGCAAATACTGCATGGAGTAAAAGTCGCCGGATTCATGAATTCGGATCAGCATTATTGAATCCTTGTAGCGTTTTGTCATTTTGTGGGTCGCTATAGTGTGCAGAATGCTTTCAGAAAAATCTTTTCTTTTTGTTTCATTGCGGGAGTTTTCCCTGCTTTCCTGTACACTTGAATATTGGTGGTTTCCTTTTGTCGCATAGCATACGGACTTGCAACCTTCTGTTGCAAACGGACAGTCAATAACCGCTCTTGTGTTGACTTGTGCGTAGCGGAAACTGTTCCCGTTTTCGTCGTCGTAGTCTAATAACTTGTTGTTTCCGTTCGGGATCAGAGCGGGAGTAAATAACGGGTTTTCTTTCCTGCTTTTAATCGTTTCCATTGCTTTTTTCCTCTCTTTCCTTTTGTTTTGCGTTTGCACAATACGCAACAGGAAAGAAGATTGCTTTATTTGACAGTGAACCGTGTGTATTCGGTTACCCGATTATACTTTTCCGCAACGTCGGGCAAGTCCGCCCGAATTGCTTTTTCGTCGAGTGAATTCTTTGTGCACTCTGTAATTGTGGCGACGTATTGACCGACGGTTATTTTTTTTTCGTCGCCCATATATTCGACGATATCATTTTTCAACGATTCGATTTCATTCTTTAACTCGTCGAGTTTAGCTTTCTTTGCTTTGTATTCGGTTAATGTAATAAGAATATTCATAGTTTCATTTGCCCCTTTTCTTTCTTTTCGTTTGTTTCCTGTTGCGTATTGTGCAAACGCTTTAATCTCAAACTTAAAGCGTTTGTACGTTTCTCGTTTCACTTTTGCATTGGTTGCCTTGTGTCCGTTGATATCGCATCATTGGTCATAGCAACTTGCATAATTCCACGATATGAAACACTGTGCATCAGTTATACATTGCTTTTCACAATTGCAGGATTTCTCGTTCCCCTGCCGATGCCGAGTATTTATCTCATAAGGTACGATGCACAGGATTTCTCGTTCCCCTTGTGCCTTGCCCCGTTACTGACGCAGGATTTCTCGTTCCCCTGTCGTGCAAGACCATTGTATCATGAATTCATGATAAAATGCAATAATATTTTCATGAAAAACCACAACATATTGTGGTTTATTCCAGGGCGAACACAACATCTAGCACAAGAAAAATTTTTCCCCGTCGGATGACATACCCCAGGGGGGTATCCAGGCGACCCATCCCCGGCCCCCGT